TGCACTATCTCGTCGGGCTCGAACATCGCATGACGCGCCTCGGCATTCAGGCGAATATTTCGGCCGACCAGGTCAACAAGCTCAAGCGAGAAATTTTCGACGTTGCGCAGGCGCCCGAGATTCGCGTCGACCCAGGCGAGATAACGGGCGCCATCGAGAAGATCGTCGAGAAGACGGGCGACCTGAAATTCGCCCGGCAGAACATCAAGAACATCGGCCTCGCGATCCAGGCGACCGGCGCCTCGGGCGATGCGATCGGCGGCATCCTGGCCGAGTTCGAGAAGATGGGGATCAACACCCCGAAAAAGGTCATGGAGGCGCTGGACACCCTCAACAAGCAGGGCAAGCAAGGCGCCTTCACGCTGCAGAACCTTGCCTCACTCGGGCCGCGCGTCGTCACCGCCTATACATCGATGGGGCGCGGCGGCGTGCAGGCGATCCGCGAGATGGGCGCCGCGCTGCAGGTAATCCGCATGGGCACCGGCAGCTCGGACCAGGCGGCGACCGCGTTCGAGGCCGTACTGCGCACGCTCGGCGACGCGAAGCGCGTCAAGATGCTCGAAAAGGGCGGCATACAAGTGTTCGATCCGAAGCAGCTCAAGGAAGGCAAGCAGGTATTGCGTCCGATCAATGAGCTGCTCGTCGACATCACCAAGGCGACGCAGGGTAAAAAGACGCTGCTCTCGAAGGTGTTCGATCAAGAGAGCATTCGCGCGTTCAATACGCTGGCCTCTGAGTTTCAGCGCACCGGCAAGATCAGCACCATGCAGAAGTTCATGAAGGTGCAAGGCGACGGCGCCACGACGACGCGCGACTCTGCGCGCGCGGCGCGCGACGCATCGGCCGCGCTGCAGAATCTCTATACGGCCTGGCAGAAGTTCGCCGACAAGGAACTCACCGGGCCGATCCAATCGCTCGCGAATCTGTTCAACGCGCTCGGCAACGAAAACACCGGCCGCGCCCTCAAGACGCTCGTCTATGGCGGCCTCGCCCTGGTCGCCGCCGGCAAGCTGTTCAAGATGGGGCGCGGCATCGCCGGCATGTTCGGCAAGCGGCGCGGCGCGGTCGGCGCGGCCGAGTCCGCACTCGGCGGCAACGGCATGACGCCCGTGCCCGTGTATGTCGTCAACGGCGGCGGGCTCGGCCTGGGCAAGCGCGGCGGCCTGATGCGTCGCGGCGGCGGCCTGCTCAAGCGCGGCGCCGGCGGCCTGCTGCGTCGCGGCTCTAGCGTGCTCGGCGGCGGCGGGGCCGCTGCGCTCGCCGGTCGCGCCGGCCTGGTCGGCCTGGCCGGCGCGGCCGGCTATGGCGCTGGTACGCTCATTTGGCGAGAAGGACTTAAGGGCACGACGGCCGGCCACGATATCGGATCGGCAATCGCTCACGTCATGGCGTTCCTCGGTTCCAAAGATGCGCAGGCCGCGATCGACTACAACAACAAGAAAGCCGCGCAGCGCGCGAAAAACGAGCTGCATATCAAGATCGATTCGGAAGGCCGCGCGCACGTGCATGACATCAAGGCCGACAAGGGCACCGAGGTATCGGTCGACATGGGCTTGATGGGGGCCGGCGCATGAGCTGGCGCGACCAACTGCAGCAGGGCAAGTTCCGCAACGTCGAGTTCTTCATCGACTCGGCCGATCTGAATTTCGGCCGGCGCGTGAAGGTGCACGAATATCCAGGCCGCGACAAGCCCTATGCCGAAGACCTCGGCCGCCAGGCGCGCGAGTTCACGATCGACTGCTATGTGCTCGGGCCCGACTATTTCGCGCAGCGCGACGCCATGATCGCCGCCATCGAGCAGCCCGGCTCGGGCACGCTCGTGCACCCGTATCTCGGGATCATGAAGGTCACGATCACCAAGGCGCGCAAGCGAGAGTCGACGCAGGACGGCGGTCTGTGCCGGTTCACGTTGACGTGCGTCGAGTCGGGCGCGCTCACCTTCCCCACGAGCAAGCATCAGACCCCATCGGACGTCAGCGACGCCGCCGACGACGTCGAGACGGCCGCGGCTGATGACTTCGTCGCGACCTATAACGTCACCGGCCAGCCACAGAGCTTCGTCGATATTCTGCAGTCCAACGTCTCCGACATCATGAGCAGCGTCGAGAACACGGTCAGCGGCGTGACCGCGCCGATCGCCAGTGCGATCCGGGCGCCCTACAACATGGCGAGCAATATCATCGGGGGGCTCAATGAAGTCAGGACCGCACTCACCGAGCCGCTGCGCGCGCTTGGCCTGTATCGCGGGCTTTTCGACATTGGCGGCACTCTTTCGAGCACCGGCACCGCAAGCCGCCGAATCTTGGCGACCAATCAGCAAGCCGTGCAGCAGCTCACCCGCCGCGCCGCCCTCGCCGAAGCCGCCCGCGCCTCGGCCGACGCCACCTATGCCACGAGCAGCGAAGCGCTCGCAACGCGAGACACGCTGCTCGACGCCATCGATGCGCAGGCGCTCTATGTCAATCAGATCACGGGCGCGCCGATAGACGACGCGGTTTATTATTCGCTCGCCGCGCTGCGCGCGGCCGTCGCGAAAGCCCTCACCGAGCGTGGCGCCTCACTCCCGAGCCTGGCCTACTATGAGCCGCCGGCGACCATGCCCGCATTGCTCGCCGCATATCTGATCTATGGCGACGCATCGCGCGTCGACGAGCTGGTCGCCCGCAACCCGGTGAACAACCCCGGATTCATGGCCGGCGGCGTTCCCTTGGAGTATCTCGATGCAACATAACGTCGAGCTGCTCGTGCGCGACCAGGCCGGCGCCGCCTGGCAGACGTTTGCCGGCTGGGAGTCGATACGCATCACGCGATCGATTGAGTCGCTCAGCGGCTCTTTCGAGCTGGCCGTCACCTTCACGTGGGCCGAGGATACGCCGGCGCGTTTCATCAGGGCCGGCGCCGAGTGCACGGTCCTGGTCGATGGCTCGGCCGTGATCACAGGATTCGTCGATGACGTGCTGCCGCATTATGACGACAAGGCGCACGGCGTCACGATTCGCGGGCGCGACCGCACCGCCGATCTGATCGATTGCTCGGCGCAGTACAAATCCGGCGAATGGAAAAACGCCGATCTGCTGCGCATCGCCCAAGACCTGGCCAAGCCCTACGGCGTCGAGGTAAAGACGGTCGTCGACGTCGGCAAACCGTTCAAGCGCTTCAAGCTGCAGGACTCCGAGAGCATCTTCGAGGCGCTCGACCGCGCGGCTCGCATGCGCGGCGTATTGCTCATGAGCGACGGGGTCGGCGGGATGCTGATCACGCGCGCGGGCATTCGCAAGATAGGCACTGCGCTCGTGCAGGGCGAAAATATTCTCAGCGCCTCGGCGACGCGCTCGCAGCGCGACCGCTATCGCATCTACATCGTCAAGGCGCAGACCTCGGGCAACGACTTCACGAACGGCACGGCCGCGAGCGGCGTCTCATATACGGTTAAAGATAAACAGGTCGGCCGCAATCGCACCTTGATCACGCTCGCCGAAGACCAGGCCGATGCGGCCGACTGCAAGCAGCGCGCAACCTGGGAGCGCAACATACGCGCCGGGCAGTCGCGGCGCATCACCTACAAGGTGGCGGGCTGGAAACATGCCGGCGGCATCTGGACACCGAACGATATCGTGCCCGTGCGCGACGAATGGATCGGGGTCGATACGCCGTTGCTTATCTCGACGGTCGCGCTCGTGCTCGACTCCAACGGCACGATCGCCGAGCTGACCGTCGCCCCGCCCTCGGCTTTCGACGTCGAGCCACTGAAAGACAACGCGGGGTAGATCTGGTAATGGAGCGAGTATTTCGTAAATTGATCGCACCGCTCAAGCGCCGCGTCATGCTGATGATCGGCCGCGCCGTGCTGACGGCCGTCAACGACTCGCCCAAGCTGCAGACCGTGCAGCTCGACGGCCTGGCCGGCGAGGTGCTGGATGACCTAGAACGCTTTCAGCAATACGGATTTACGAGCGTGCCGAACGCTGGCGCCGAGGCGATCGTCGTGTTCCTGGGCGGCAACCGAAGCCACGGCATCGCGATCAACGTCGACGATCGCAAGTATCGGCTCACCGGGCTCGCAAACGGCGAGGTCGCGCTCTACGACGACAGCGGAAACGTCGTGCACCTGATGAACGGCGGCAAGATGAAACACATAGCACCGACAAAGATCACGTTCGACACGCCGCTCGCCGAGTTCACCGGCGACGTCGAAGTGCCGAACGGCGACGTGACCGCCAGCGGTATCAGCCAAGTGCATCACACGCATCCTGACCCGCAGGGCGGTAGCGTCGGGGAGCCGACATAATGGACGCCGCACTCGTCAAACGCACGAACGGACTCGACCTGGCCATCGCCGGCAACGACCTGCGCACTGTGCAGGGTTTGAGCACGGCGATCCTGATCTCCCTCTTCACCGACCGCCGCGCCGAGGACGACGACGAACTGCCGCTCGGCACGACCGATCGGCGCGGCTGGTGGGGCGACGCCTTCGCCGATGTCAGCGGCGACCGCATCGGCTCGCGTCTTTGGCTGCTGCGCCGTGCAAAGCAGACACAGCAGACCTTGAACCGCGCGAAGGAATACGCGCATGAGGCCCTCGCCTGGCTCATTGATGACGGCGTCGCGACGTCTTTGCAGATCGCTGCGAGCAATGCAGGCAATGCGATACTCAGCCTTGAAATCAGCATCACATTACCCGACGGCACGCCGTTCGATCAGGTTTATGAATACAGTTTAGAGGCCGCCTAAAATGCCATTGACACGCCCCACCCTGCAGCAGCTAATCGAGCGCGACCAGACAGACATCGAGTCGCGCCTGCCGGGCACGGATGCCCATCTGCGCACGACTTTCCTCGGCGTCCTGGCCCGCATGCATGCCGGCGCCGTGCACGGGCTCTACGGCATGCTCGACTATCTCAGCAAGCAGATATTCATCGGCACGGCAGAGGCCGACGCGCTGGAACAGTGGGGCGCCGTCTGGGGTATTGCGCGCAAGGCCGCCACGGCCGCGACCGGCTCGATCACCATCACCGGCACCGATGGCAAGACGATCCCCGCCGGCTCGACCTGGCAGCGTTCGGACGGCGCCGAATATACGACCGACGCGGACGCGACGATCAACGCCGGCAGCGTCGCGGCCGCATTGACAGCCTCGACCGCTGGATCGGCCGGCAACGCAGCCGCCGCGACCGAGCTGACGCTCGT